CTCAAAAGGATCTCAAACCTGAAGCAGAGCATCATCAAGATCGAGGCTTCCATATCCGGAGCCATAGAGTGTCCCAAGTGCCATCACAAGTTCTCGCTGGATGATGGTAAGTCTATCGGTGAGCTTCAGGAAGAACTCCAGGAGAGCAATGACCTTATCGGAAAATACGAGTGTGATAACGAGAAGATCGAGTCTGACAAGAAGGCTAATCAGTACGATATCACAGAGCGTAACGGTGCGATCTCCAGACTGCAGAAGAAACAGCGTGAGCGTGCGGACAGCCTTCATAAGCTCTTCACTCTCGGACAGGATTTACGTTCTGCATTCAACGGCAATCTCAATGCATACAACTCACTGGAGGAGAAGATCAATAAGTCAGCCAATAAGGTGTCGTATATCGAGAACGAGATCTCCAGGTCCCAGTCTTCCATGATAACCGAGTCCATCGATATCATTGATGACGAGATCGACAAGCTGGAGGGAGACCTTAAGGTTAACAGGGCTTCCATCAGTTCAGGACGTTCCACTATCGAGGTGTATGAGAAATCAATCGAGGAGCTTGAGAGCATATCTGTTACTGATCACGTTGACAAGCTCAAGGCGACCCTTAAGGAGAAGGAGGCGATCAAGAAGGAGGCTGACGATAGGCTGGCTGCTGTGAAGGCTGAGCTGAATGAGCTAAAGGAACAGGAATCCAGGTTCATCAGCTTCAAGACACACCTGGCCAATACCAAGATCAGCTCGATTTCGCAGATCACCAACAAGGTACTCCAGGACATCAAATCACCTATGAGAGTTAAGCTGACCGGATACACTACCACCAAGACCGGAAAGGTACGCGATAAGATATACGTATCTGTCATCAAGGACGGTATCGACTGCGGTTCTTTCCTAAAGTGTTCTGCTGGTGAGCGTGCCCGTATCATCTTTGCGAACATAGTGGCAATGCAGCGGATGACCAACCTGACATCACAGAGCGGAGGCCTGAACCTTATCTGCATCGACGAGATATTCGACAGTTGTGAGGAGGCCGGTCTCATGTCTGTGGCTGAGATGGCGAATGAGCTGGGGATAACGGTCATGATGATAACCCAGGGTAAGACTGAGGAGGGCTATCCCCATAAACTGACGGTCACTAAGCGTTGTGGAATCTCAACATTGGACAGCGATGGCAAGGGAGCTTAATGACGTACTCCAGGAAGGGGTAAGGAAGAATCAGGTGCTTGCCCTTGATATCGCTGAGCATTGTGGTTATTATAGCAGTGTGGACAACTATGGAGTGGCGTGGTTCCCGAACAGGGAGAAGGCGCCAAAGTACATGGGAGGCGACTATGACCAGTACATAGCTTTTGCTGACTGGCTGGAGAAGATGATCATAGACAACAACATAAGGATACTTGCAGTCGAGGATCTGAATTTCTCCAGGAACGCGCTTGCAACCATCAAGCTCGCCCAGTTTCATGGCGTGATGCTTCTTGTTGCCGCAGAGATGGGTGTTCCAGTACGCTATTTCAATGTTAAGAGCATCAAGAAGCACACTACCGGAGACGGGAAGGCTGACAAGAAGAAGATGCTGGAGTGGGCGATCAAGCGCTACCACCTTGACTTTGAGGGAAGGGACGATGCCTGTGACGCTGCATGTGTGTGGTTCTATTTCTATCATCTGTATACAAATCAATTAATCAAATAGTTTTTATTATGTCGTACATAGCAAAGAAAAGCAAGAAGGTTAAGCTGTCAAGGCTGCGTCCGGATGATTGCCTGCAGCGCCTTTTCTTTAAGTTCATCCTCTATCTTCGCGGTGAGGAGATGGTAAGTGACAACGGTGAGAAATTCGACCTGGAGACGGAGTATTTCGATGATGGTACTTTCAAGCCGAGTGAGTCTGACATCGCAGCTGTCTTCAAGTACCTCGACTGGCACTGGCAGCGTTATGTCAAGAAGACCTACAAGAAAGAAACCTGGGATAAGTATTTGGATCTGTTTAAGAAAGCGGTTTCAGACGAATGGAAGGCCAGCAAGATAACACCGGAGGAGGAAAGCCAATCCTGAACGGAAAGGACCCAGCCGTCAATAACAGGCTCTTCAATGAGCTTGTGATGCCCAGGTACGACTATGTGCTTTCCATAGTGAGGAAGTACACGGACAGGGCAGAGAACGTGGAGGAGAACTTTGCAGTCGTGTTGACGGAACTCTACAAGTACATCCAGTCCTACAAGCGCGAGAAGAAGCTGGATACGTGGCTGCATATCTGTGCAAAGCGTACTGTCCAGGAGATGAATTTCAAGCGCTACAAACAGGACTCCAAGTATTCTGACAATGACCCGTTCTCCTCCAAGGTGGCGAGGGAACACATCATGCAGCCAGGAACATTCATGGTGAAGGACATGAGCAACAGCCTTCCAGACGAGATGGTTGTTGCCATGCGCATGATCCAGCCTTACAAGCTCTCTGCGTTCATACTCCAGGTACAGGGCTACTCCATCAAGGAGATTGCTGAGATCGAGTATATGAGAGGGCACCTTGACAAGAAGAACGAGGGCAAGGTCAAGAGCAGGATATTCCAGTGCAGAAGCGAGCTCAAGGCGCTCCTAAACAGGGACGGCACGAGCAAGAGCGCACTGCTTAAGCTTGTAATACAAAAAATGAGAGCAGGTGGAAACAGAAAAAGTGAATCGGACGATTAGGATATTCACCAGGATCGTCAAGTCCATAGATGACAAGTTCAGGCTTCCTGGTGGTGGTCAGGCTGAGGCGTATATCGGAAGAGGCCTTGATCTGCTGGAGAAGTCGTTTCCTCTTGGCATGTCTGACAACCGTATAGCAGACTATATCGTATACCAGCTCTACAGGTATGCCGACAACATAGCTGGAGTGGCGGCTACTCATTTCCAGTACACATGGTGCTTCAGTGAGAATGCCGTAAAAAAATTCCACAACCAGTATTTCGGTGCCGGTAATCCGAAGATCGACTACTACATTGACAAGTGGCTCAAGGATCTCGGATTCGATAGGGATGAGGTTACCGCTTTCATAACAGGACCAAAGCCCAACAAGTGGAGGAAGTATATCGAGATGCCCAGCGAGGAGATGATCAAGAGGCGCTTCCACAACACCAAGAACGGTCTCATGCTCTGCTCTTCGAGTACGATGGGCTGGAGTCCGGGATCGAGGGCGTGCCAGGAGTGCAACTATACTAAGGAATGTAAGATGACAACCGGACACAGGTATCCGGAATTACTAAGACTAAGGACAGAAGAAGATGGCAACAACAAAAAAGAAAGTACTGACGATTGAATACCTCAGGCAATTGTACTGGGGAGCGATCAATAATAGCTTCGTATGCTCTGCGGTATGCCAGTATATGGAGCCTGAGCTATTGCCTACACAGGATTTCCAGGCTCTGCATGAGGCGATCAAGAAGCATTTCATGGCGCATACTGACGCGCCTAAGTATGGTATCATAAAGCAGACAGTCTCATCAAGCCGTTCAGTTACTGAGCTGTTGGAGGAGATCCACGATGATGCCCAGGACCTGGAGCCCGATATCCTTTTGGAGCAGCTGGAGGAGTACCTTAAGCTCACCATGTTCCAGCGTGCATACAAGGAGATCGGAAAAGTGTACCAGAACGGAGACGGTATGGATGCGATTGAGAAGTTCTACCATGAGGCAGACAAGATCGAGAAGTTCACGCTTAAGCAGGAGAGCTTCATAGATGTGGTCGGCAGTTTCAGGGATCGCTATAATGATAATAAGGAGAAGCATGAGCAGAACAGCAGGAAGAAGCCTATCACCAGTTTCTATATTCCTCAGCTTGACGAGATGAATCATGGCCGTAACCTGAGAGGACAGGAGACGATCTTCCTTGCACAGACTGGAGTAGGTAAGTCCCATGTCGCAAGGTGGATAGGTATGAATGCCTGTTATGTCAGCGGCGCAAATGTCCTCCACATCCAGCTGGAAGGTAAGACCTCTGAGACTACGGATGCTTATTCTGCAGGTATCGTTGGTATCGACACCTATCTGTATGAGACTGGAATGATAACCGAGCACGCCATGAGACAATACCAGGAGACCCTTGATATGGCTTCAGGTACGCTGGTGGTTCGTGGCTATCCAAAGTTCGGAAAGGAGATCACCACCATAGACATCAAGAATACGGTTGAGGAGTTCAAGAAGAAGTTCGGTTATTATCCTGACATCCTTCTTATTGACTCGGTTGACCTTCTCGGAGACTCTACAGGAAAGAACTGGGGCGAGAAGGGGCAGCGCTTCAAGCGTATCCAGGTATCAAAGGACTTGAAGGATTTGGCTGATGACTACGATCTCTGGTGTGTAGGTACATACCAGGCCAACATATCAGACCCTAAGATGACCGAGGACGAGAAGTTCTTCCTGACTGAGTTCAACTGCTCAGAGGCTAAGGGCCTCTCATGGGCGCTCACACACCTTATCTCACTCAACCAGACATCTAAGGAGAGGAAGGAGAGGGTTATGCGCCTTTCGGTCTGCAAGTCCAGGTTCTTCCCAAAAGGAGAGCCGTTCAAGGTCGCTACGGACTATGAGCATGAGAGATTCATCGAAAGAGAGAGAACACTTAACATGAATGAAGAATAATAAACGAATGTTAATGGCGCAAGGGTAGCTATTGGAATGAACGTTATTTTTGACTACCTTTGCGCCACAGATGATCAGAGGCATAATTCCTCATGTGTGTGTTGATTATTTAAGGAATTATGCAAATCTCAGAAGAACAGAAGGAACTTATCATACGTGAGCTCTGCGCTGAGCTTGACGGAAGGCTGGATGGCGGTCATAAGAATATCGTCGTTCCAGTATGTCCGTTCTGTGGCAAGAAAGGCGGGAAATTCGGAATTTACGTGGGGAAGAACGAGAAGAAGCTGTTCTGGTCTCACTGCTTCCATTGCGGCTATACACAGAAGAATTTCAATAAGTTCCTGAAGGATATAGGGCGTATGGACCTGGAGATCAAGGAGACGGCTGACCTTGACATGGATATAGATGGAGACGAGATCGATTTCATGTCTGATGAAGAGGATGATATCGAGCTTGTTGAGGTAAAGATGCCTGATGGGTGGAAGCGTACATTCAAGAACAAGTACCTCAAGTCTCGCGGATTCATTGCCGAGCTGTGTGACAAGTTCCCAGTCGGCACAACGAGAGGTCTGAACTGGCAGTATGACGATTATGTGATATTCCAGGTTATCATGGACGGGAAGTGTGTCGGATACATAGGAAGGAATATCCAGAGCAAGGAGATTATCGATGCCCATAATGAGAGGTCCCATTATCAGATAAGGAGATACCTCAATTCAACTGAGAACGACTTTTCCAAGCTGTTATTCAATTATGACAGCGTGATTGCCGGTAAGACGAGGACTGTTATACTGACTGAGGGCATATTTGACACTATAAGGCTGGTGAAGATGTTCGAGCTGTATGACAATGAGCTGATCGCCCCGGTTGCCACTTTTGGTAAGAGCATATCCCAGGCGCAGATGATACTGCTGCAGAAGAAGGGCGTCTCCCAGGTTGTCGTTGCCTACGATATGGATGATGTCGGTAAGAAGGCGATAACCAAGACGCTGGCAGACCTGGATCCTTACTTTGACGTACTGGCGTTGCAGCTCCAGACAGACGAGGCGAAGGACATTGACGAGTGCAGTTGGTGGGAGCTCTATGATTCGTTTTCCTATGGCTTGCTTGAACAGGCTGAGTTTAATCTGAATTGTTAGTTATGAAAGAGATAGAGGAATTGAAGAAGTGGCTGGATGACCACATGATTGACGCTAAGATCCTTAAGGATGTTGTCACTATACCTGGTTTTGGTAAGTGCCTTTTCCAGGATATGTCTAAGCGTCAGCATATATTCAAGGAGAACAAGGATACTGGAAAGGTTGAGTTTGACTGCATAGAGGTTCCAAAGCTTCTGTTGCAGGACGATATCTTCTACGTCATCTTCAAGTTCGGCGACCAGTTCTACTATACAGACATCAGGAGTGATTTCAAGTTCAACCCTCTCAGGCATGTAGGAAAGCGCAAGGAGCGTGAGGAGACTTACATAAGGAACTACGTGAACCTGGGAGTCCATACACCATACGAGCTTCTTAACAGCTCAGGCGCCATCACTGAGTGGGTGAAGACTGCAAAGTGGATGGGACATAATAGTATAGGTATATGCGACAAGAACACTATGGCAGCCACTCTCCAGATTCAGAAGGAGACCAAGAATGCCGGGATCGGTTATGTGTTCGGTTACTCTCTTACCATGCAGATAGGAGAGGATGAGGTCGGCGCTAAGATATATGTCCATACTCAGAAGGGCTTTAGGAATCTGCTAAGAATCCAGAAGGCGATCAACGTGGATCGTGAGGACGGAATGGTTGATTACCTGGAGGTGCTGAACAGGGCTGATGGTAACGTGATCGTATTCGACAAGTGGACTGGTGGCTGGATGTCCAAGAACAAGAAGCTGCTTGGTAACTTTGTGAAAGCCTTTGATGGCTGGGTATTCTTCCAGGTCGATATGAGCGAGTACAGGGCAGACAGGATCGATTCCATGCTGCTTGATTCACAGAAGGCTTTCTTTGATTCGTTCTACAAGAACAAGAAGTGGGAGCTTGGCATTGAGCCTGTTCTTATCGAGGACTGCTACTATATCGATGAGGACGAGTGGAGGAATAAGGTGGTTGTCAATAAGATCAGCACTGGCGTAACACATGAGCTTTCGTACACTCAGTTCTACAAGGACGTTACCCAGCTCTATGACGAATACTGCTCACTGTTCTCTGACAAGTATGGGGACTGGCTGTTTGACCTTATGGTTGACAATACCGTACTGATAGCTGGCGAAAGTGATGCTGAGTATGATTTCAGTCAGAACTATATGCCTGAGTACATCATGACAGAGGAGGAGCAGATCAAGTATGGCGACACTCACAATATGTTCCTGAAGCTCTGCTATGAAGGGCTTAAGCGCGTCACACCTCCAGGTCAGGAAGAGCTGTACCGTAAACGTCTTGAATATGAGATTGAGATCCTGGAGCAGACCGATTCAATTGACTATATGCTTGTTTCCTGGGATATGGTGAATTGGGCCAGGAAGAACGGAATACAGACTGGGGTAGGACGTGGTAGTGCTGCCGGTGCATTGACTCTCTATGTGCTGGGAATTACACTTATAGATCCGATCAGGTTCAATCTTATCTTTGAGCGATTCCTGCTTCCAGAGCGTGCCGGATTGGAGCCGAGAGACGTTACTATCGTAGGTAATGATGTCAAGGTAAAGGAGTATGTAGATGTTGAGATGGAAGGTAAGAAGCTGAGAGTCCCGGTCAATGCTGAGTTCATGGTAAATCGTAATGGAACTGAGATGGTTGTCCAGGCGCCAGATCTGCAGGCTGGAGACGATATTATATGGGATAGGAGAGATATGTTATTTACATTAAATGAGATATAATATGAAAGTATTAGGTGTTCAACAATTTAAGAAATCGAAGTCGGTAAATGCTATCGATTGCTTCGTAGAAAGGGGGTTCTGGAAGTCGGCTCACGGGTCGCTTCCAGACTAGTGTCGTAGATATCGACTTTGCCAGTGATCGCCGTGAAGACGTGAAAGCGTATCTGGAACAACGGTATAATCATGATGGGAAGCAAAGGGTTTTCTCCGCTGGCACATTTACGACTCTCCAGATCAAGTCCGCTATCAAGGATGTCTGTCGCGTTCATCGTGTTTCTCCTAATATGGCTAATTATATCACAGCCATTATCGGAGACGAGGTGAGTGACTACACAGATCTCATGAAGCTGGCATTTACTGAGAAGAAGGTGCGTGACTTTATAGAAAGGCACTTTGACGCTTTTGAGGAACTGCAGCATATCATGTTCCAGCCAAGAGCAGCTGGTTTGCATGCTTCTGCAGTAGTAACAGTTCCAGACACCATTAAGGGCGATGATGTTGACAGCTTCGATATCATACCGATTCGCAAGATGGATGATCTTCTGGTGTCTGAGCTCTCAGGTTACGACCTGGATGATCTTGGACTTTTGAAGAGCGACATCCTGGCGACAAAAGAGCTCTCAAAGCTGAAGTCTATGGTCAATATATGTAATAAGGAATATGGAGCCAATATCAGCGTTGAGGGTATCGTTTCCGGACCTATGGATGAACCTAAGGTGTACGAGATCATCAACAAGGGACTGACGCAGGGTATCTTCCAGCTATCGTCTCCAGGAATGACCAGGTTCATAAAAAGCCTTCATCCTGACAACATTGAGGATATCACCGCAGCAAACGCACTGTTCCGTCCAGCCACACTTGATTCAGGAGCAGCTGGAATGTACGTTGACGCTAAAAATGGTGCTGTAGATCCTGAATATCTCTGGGGAACGTATGACATTTTAAAGAATACTTATGGTGTTATGTGTATTGCTTACGATTCGTTAGTAAAAACAAATAATGGATTGGAAAAAATTCAAGATATTGAGCCAAATACCTGTGTGCAGACGGAAGATGGCTCTTATCATGTTGTTTTGGCATCCATGTATAAAAAACGCAAGCAAATAATTTGTGTACGCACTTCATTTGGTATGGAAATTAAATGTACATCAGATCATAAGGTTTTAACACAGCGCGGTTGGGTTGAGGCTGAAAAATTAAACCCAAAACAAGACTTTATTAAATGTTATTGGATGACAGATGATGAGTTGCCATTTGGGGATATGAAGGACTGGTGTCTTGGATTGTATCTTGCAAATGGTAATTGGAGTCAGACATTAAGTATTACATGTAGGAATGAAAATGATGCGCACATTATTGCAAATAGGTTTAATGAATCTTTTGGATTAAATTGCAGGGTATATTTTCACACAAGAGCATGGTATGTTAGTCTTGTTAACGAAAAATGTTATGAGTCCACTCAAAATGCATTTAAACAGTATCTTAAGGATATTGGGTTAGAAAATATGAATTGTTATAATAAAAATGTAAAAAAGTGGTCTTTGATGATGCTGTCTGGATTTTTTGAGGGTGATGGTTGTGTTCAAAACGGAAGAATTCGGATAAAAAATCCAAAACTTGCTATGCAGTTATTTATGGCTGCGCAAGCCGCAAGAATTCACTCCAGTTATTATGAAGATATCGAAAATGACGATATTGTTTATACAATAGCCTTGTCAAGTCTGGACAAATTAGTGTTTCAGTTCAAAGAAAAAAACCAATTTACATTTCCGTCTGGTCATTTTATACCATCTATATGTCTTGATTCTTTTGATCCAAGAACAATTAATGATAGGATGAAACGGCATCAGTTTTATAGGATTAGAAAAAATAATTATTGTAGACTCAGCACTGCTCAAAATTATGGTGTTAATGTAGAACATGATTGTTGGGGGCAAGTTTTGTCTATTAAAGACGGTGGATATGAAAAGACTTATGATTTGTCAATAGATCAAAATCATAGTTTTGTTGTTGGTGGTCATGTAGTCCACAATTGCTACCAAGAAGACTATGCATTAATTTCTCGTAAAATTGGAAATTTGAGCCTGGGCGATGGTGTTAACTTGGTTAAGGCTATTTCCAAGAAGAAAGTTGATAAAATTAGGAAATTTAAAGACAAATTCTATGCTGGAGCAAAGAAAAATGGATGTCCAGGGGATGTTGCAGACCGAATTTGGAGCATCATAGAAGGCGGTGCTTCCTATGGATTCAACAAGTCGCACGCTGCCTCTTATGGTGCTACCGCGTATGTCGGAGCATATATCAAGGCGCTCTATCCAGTCGTTTTCTACACTGTTCTTCTCAAATGGGGAAAAGACGAGAATATAGTACAGATCCTTTCTGAAATGCGTGAACTGGGTAACGTGACTATCCTTCATCCTGACATCAACATTTCCTCTGATGACTTTGAGACAGACTACAAGAAGAACGAGATCTACTGGTCAATCCTTCGTATCAAGTTCGTTGGTGCTGCTATGGTAGAGTACATTCTTAAGGAGAGGAAGAGGCATGGCGATTTCGTAGATCTTCAGGATTTTATAAAGCGAATCTTCAAGAACAAATTCAAGAAGTACAACAGCTTCGATGACGAGGACAATGAGGATGAATACAAGAGATGCCCAGTCAATGCGAGAGCCGTTAAGAACCTGATTCTTTCAGGTGCATTCGACAGGATAGAAGCACTCCAGAGTGTGACTGACAGGTATTTTTTGCTACAGGAGGCTGCTGAACTGCTGGGATTTAAGATGGACGAGAAGCTTGTACCTACTGAACTGAGAGACAAGCATTATTTCTGGGCACAGCAGCAGATCAATCTTGCCGGTATCGGTAATATCGACTTTGAGCGTATATTCAACGATGAAGGTCTGCCATCCAGTATGTCGGCCTATCCTTATTTTCCACTGGAGAGCATGCAGCTCAGTTCAGGTGGTGAGAGGAAGGTGGGTATCTGCGCAATCATTTCGGAGTGCGAGGAGAAGAGCTTCAAGGACAAGAAGACCGGGGAGAAGAAGTGGTATGGTAAGATCGTCCTCCAGCAGAATATCGATATGGCCTCACTTGTGATATGGAACGATGCCTGGACGAACGTCAAGCAGTATTTCATGCATAAGAAGAATTCAATCGTCATCTTTGCAGGTATTATAAAGTGGAGCGACTATGAGGAGAAGAACATACTCCAGATCAACAAGAATTCATTTGTAACTAACGTGTAGATATCATGCCGATTAAAGACAAGAACGCCAGGAGTAACTATTGCGCTTCCTATTACCGCGAGCATAGGGAAGAGCTTAAGGCCAAGCGCAGGGAACGTTACAAGGTCACTGGAAAGGCCGAGAATGAGAAGGCCAAGGAGAGAAGAAGGCTCGCAAAGGAAGAGAAACTTAAAAACGACAGGAATAATGGAATCTGGGATTTCTAACGGCTGGGAACTGCAGCCAGACGATGAGATTGAGGAGCGTAAGACCGAACTCGGCAATCCTCACTATTTCAAGCATAGGGATATCATAAAGGAGAACGTCAGGAAATGGCGCGAGAACAACCGTGAGATATACCTGGAGTATGAGAGGAAGCGTACTCAGAGAAGGAAGCTGGAAGGTAAGCCGAGGAAACCCAGGAAGCTTACCAAACTGCAGATGCGCAAGAAGAAGCAGAGGTATATGCGTAATGTCAGGGCTCGTGATAAGAGACCTAAGATAATATGCCTTTTCGGTGCATCCGGAAGCGGTAAGACTGCTGCGTCACTGTATCTCAAGAAGAAGTACGATCTTCCGGTTATCTGTTCATACACTACCAGGCCGATGCGTGAAGGCGAGGTTGATGGGGTTGACCACTATTTTGTGAAGGACGTACCACCAAGGGAAGAGATGCTGGCATATACGGTCTACGGTGGATATGAGTACTGGGCGCTTAAGTCAGATGCGATGTTTCCTATGGTTGTGTATGTAGTTGATGAAGCCGGAATCAATGAGATGATTAAGATGGATGACATAAGGGTCTACCCAGTCCACATCATCAGGACGGAGATCCAGCGCAGGAAGTCCGGCGTTTCAGAAGAGCGTATAGCAAGGGACAGGGACAGGGTAGCTCCTGAGTTCAATGTTCGCGTGGCCATTAACAACAACAGGAAGAAGCTGCATTTCTATAAGAAGTTAAGGGATATGTATGAAAAAATAAAGAAGCTTTGATTATGGGAGCAACCGAGAAACAGTTAGTACCAGTGGCACTGGTGTTTGATACCGAGACTGGTGGTTTGTCCAGCCAGGATTGCGGAGTGTGCCAGATCTGTATGCATTCAGTCAGGCTCGATACCTTCGAGAGGACTGGGAATTTCAACGTGTACATCAAGCCTTACAACAAGAAGGAGAGTATCCTGGCACCACCGAAGAAAGGCCTTAAGACCAAGTATGAGATCGAGGACGAGAAGAACGGGGTGGGAGAGCTTATGACATACTCACAGGAAGCATACAATGTTCATGGCCTGAGCATTGAGTTCCTGAGAGACAACGGCCTTGATCTCCAGGATGCGGCACAGCAGCTTATCGATTTCATAAAGGGCTGTCCCATATCACCAGGTAAAAAGGGCAAGCCTTTCCTGATCGGTCAGAACGTATTGTTTGATATAGGTATGATAGAGCAGTTCCTGGAGTATGCCGGACTGTGGAAGGAGTTTACCAAACTTGTCCAGGGCCAGAATGATTTCTATGGTCATTTTCAGCCTCTGATACTGGATACGATGACAATGGCCTACCTCGCCCTCTGTACGACCAACATCACCAGCTATTCGCTTGGAATGCTTTGCGAGGCGCTGGGTATTGAGATTGATGATGCCCATGACGCTGACTCTGACGTTACCGCTACTGAGGACATCGTTCGTATATTCACCACCAGGATGCGCAATTCGGGCGGTGATGAGGATGGAGATGCCAACGGACTTGTGCAGAACAAGCAGGAGAAGAAACGTGTACACTTTAAGATTTAGGCTATGGCATACGTACTTGACAAGAATACCGGGACTTTCGTTGAGGTTAAGAGTGCTGAGGTGGTCAATGAGGAGAAGTCTAAGGCAACTGAGGAGAGCGACAACCAGATCGATCTCCTTAAGCTGGAGAAGAAGGATGAGCCTACAGTGGTCCCAGCAAACGACAATGAGCCAACTGAGACCTTCAGGAGGATGTCTGACCTTTCTGTTATGCAGATAGTCGATCAGTCGAACGGCAAGGTGATGGCCGTGATCGCAGGCTATGGTCTCCAGATAAAGTTCAACCTGGAGGCCATAACCGAGACTGCCGATGTAGAGCAGTGCGCAGAGGGTCTTAAGAAGCTGTTTTACAATATCATAATGGACCAGATACTCGGCGGGAGGTAGTGCTTTAATAACCCCTATGTATTCACTTTGGCTATTTTTAATAAAAGAAATAATATGGCAAGTGAATACTACAAGCGTCTCAAAGAAACCGAACAGGATTTCTGCATCCTCCTTGTTGAAGGCGGGAGGAATTTCGCAGGCAATCCTGAGAAGTGCTACCTGGAGACCATAGCGAAGGAGGAGAAGATCGATGCTGACGATCCTTTCCTCAGCCACTATGTCAAGGAGCTCATGAGACGTGAGGAGATCCAAGGATATATCAAGGAACTTAGGAAGGCAGTCGATGAGGATCTTGAAAGCGAAACGCTGAGAGCATACCTCAAACAGAGGCTGCTTGCGATCATAGAGGAATGCTCAGTCGCAGAATACAAGGACAGGAGAGGCACCAAGCTTTCTCCTGCTGCCTTACGTTCTGTGGCCAACCATTCCATCAAGACCCTCATGGAACTTACACCAGGCCTCAAGCCCAAGGAAGATGATGGCGACGAAGGCGACAATAAGGATCATGGCGTAACATTCAACGTGATCGTGCCTGACAAGCCACAGAAAACCAAGGAGCAGCTTGAGTTGGAGGCATCGTTAAACAATGACAACAAGTAAGCAATGGACAAGACATTACGGAACACGTTTATTGGCGCACTTATCACAGTGGCAATAACCTTTGCTGGAGCCTGGATACAGATCAACAACAGGATCGCCGTCCTGGAAGTACAGATGGACGGGTATATCAAGGCTCAGGAGAAGAACGAGGGTGAGATGGACAAGATCATGGAGAAGCTGATTGACATCCAGAGTAAAGTGACCAGACTGGATGCCGAATTCGAAATCGTGCATAAGAAGAAGTGATCTATAACTTTGACCCACACAAACGGATAAAGGAGAAGGCCCATGTGATAGTAGAGGCTTCCAACGAACTCCATGAGATGAACATGGACGCTTTCATTGGCATGGAAGGAATGGTCATCTCACTGGTGAAGAGGGAGAAGCGCAACAGTGGAGCCTGGGTCCGTATACTTGGTGGGGAGTACGATAAGGAAGAGTGGTATTTCCCTATCCTCGCGCTGAGGGACGTTAATGCGAAGAGTCCTGAGGAAGAGTTCGGAGAGTTCGTAATATAAGACAAGATATGAAGAAGATCCTGATAGTACAGCTGGCATTCGTAGTTGCGTGCGTCCTTAGCGGATGCTCGAAGAAGACGCTGGAGTCTGCCATAACAAGGGTGGACTCCATACACATTACAGACACGATAATCATACATGCAAGGCCTGACACGGTGTTCGTTGAGGTTCCCGCATCTTCCCAGTCTGTCGTTACTCCGGATACTACGTCACACCTGGAGGATGACCTGTATGAGTCCGATGCAAGCTGGGATGGCCAGTTCCTCCATCACTCACTGAACTCAAAGCATAACGCTAAGCTCAAGGCTCCGGTTATCATCCATGACACCGTACGCATAAAGGAGAAGGTCGAGAACCACAGCAAGGACGAGAAGAAGAAGGAGACAATATACGTCCAGCCGACATGGAAGGAGAAGTTCGCATACTCAGGTGTCGGATTCCTGGTGTGTGCATTAATATGGTTGATTTATGCATGCAGGAAGAAAATCAAGCGAGTATTTGAGCTCATTGGGCTCTGAGAAGGTAGGACGGCTTAAGAGAGTACATTTTTCACCAAACAATAGACAACATGAAAGTAAAACTGCATTTGAAGGAAAGGTTCTACCTGGGGAACATATTGCCTCAGGAGAACTCGCTGGTTGATTTCCAGCTGAAGAAGAGGATCACTGAGAAGATCCAGGTTAGCGACGAGGAGAAGAACGAACTGGGGTTCAAGGTAAACGATGAGGACAACAGCGCCACATGGGATGCCATGAAGGACTTTGAGAACCCCAAGGAGATCGAGTTCTCAGATGACGAGAGAGGCTATATCAGGAAGGCGATTGAAGCCGGATCTGGCAGCGTCCATCCTGACGAGTACTGGGTAATCGTAGGCACTATATATGATAAGATGGCAAATAAAGAGTGACAATTAGAGAGTAGTATATTTATAGTTTTAGGTTTATTGTAGCTCCTGGCCTGTGAAGGTCGGGAGTTTTTGTGTTAAATAAAAAATGTATGTTGTTTTATAAACGATTTGGTACTTACGATTACTATTTATTTTTGATTACATTAAATAATTAATAATATGGTGGAAATTAACAAGTATCAAAAAGTGTGGTGTTTAAATGGCGAGAACTGGAGACCAGCGCCTGGATATCCAGCTTACCAAGTGAGTGATATGGGTAGAGTTCGTTCTCTTGGTGTTATGAAATTAGATAAAAACGGCAAATTTAGACAGACACCAAAAAAGATTCTTAAATGTATTCCATTTGTTGATTCTGATTATTTAAGGGTTTCATTAAAGAATTGGGAAGATAACAAACAATATACAGTTAGGGTTCATAGACTTGTTGCTATGGCATTTGTCCCAAACCCACATGGTTATGACCAGATTAATCACAGGGATGAAAATAAAACAAATAACAAAGCCATTAACCTTGAATGGTGTGATAATAAATGTAATTATAATTATGGCACATGTAGGGCTCGTGTATCGATGGCCATGAAGGAAAATTGGAATAAAAAACGAAAAAAGATAATACAATATTCGGTTAATGGGGATATTTTAGCAGTATACAAAAACGCTTCTGAGGCCGCAGAAGCAACTGGCATTAAAATAGGTCAGATTACCGCTTGTGCAAGAAGAGCTCATAATAACCAAACAGCTGGTGGTTATGTGTTTAGGCTTGAGGGAGATCATTTTGATAAACCCATATATGGTGTTTTAAATAACGAAAAAGCCGTTGTGTGCCTGACAAAAGATGGTGAATATGTTCGTGATTTTTATTGTATAGATGCCGCAGACAGATATTTTAGGCCAAATGTTAAGAATCCATCAAGTAATATATCACAAGTTCTCTCTGGAAGGAATAAGACTGCTTATGGTTATAAATGGATGTATGCAAAAGACTATTATAAAGCAAATAGCAAATGAAAAAATTAGTAGAGCCAAAGTCACTCCATATCCAGTATGAGCCATCTGAAAAGCAATATGAGCTTTGGAAATGTCTCCAGCCCAATTATTGTAATAAATGTGGTGGTAAATTAACTTTACGAGTAGTTGGTAGAGATAATCGCGGAAACCCTTTGTATAAAGCAGTTTGCGACAATTGTGGCAATGACAATATACCACAAAAAATTTTAGCAGGCGGAGCTGCAGGCGGAGGAAAAACTTTTACAATTGCATGCTGGTTGATATCATCTTGTCTGAGATTCCCAGGATTGAGAGCTCTTGTTGGACGTAAGACCTTAAAGTCTTTAAAGGAGTCTACGTGGCTTACTATTATGGAAGTCCTGGCTCAATGGGGATTGAAGATTGATGAGAATTTCCACGTCAACAATATTTCAAATCTTATTACATTCTTCAATGGTAGTACGATACGAGCAATAGAGATGAGCCCCAGCCTTCAAGATCCTGAATGGCAACGCTATGGTAGTCTTGAGGCCACAATTTGCGCAATAGATGAGGTGGCCGAAGTTCCTGAGAAGGCTGTGGAAATCATATTCTCACGTCTTCGTTATATGATCACTGACACGTTTATCGTTCCTAAGCTCCTGATGACATGTAACCCGACGCTGAACTGGCCTAAGAGGGTGTTTGTGTCAGACGATGATGGAAATCCTCCTAAGCTGGATGATGGCATGTACTATATCCCATTCACTCTCTTTGACAATCCGAGTATCAGCTTTCGCACGAATTACTTTGCGATCCTTAGTAAAATGCGTAACGTTGCTGACAGGGAGAGGTTGCTTTATGGAAACTGGGATTACGTGGATACCAATAAGGAGGCTGCATACTGGGCATTTGACGGCAGTAGGCACCTGGTATCAAACCTGAAGGAACAGAAATACAGCAAGCTTAGACCATTGATTCTCCTGTGGGATTTCAACTGTTTCCCAGCCATGAATGTGCTTGCATGCCAGATCGATTATGAAAGGAAGAAGTTCTATGTCCTGGAGGAGATAATCGGCAGGCCTGAGGAGAAGCTGAATAACACTCCAGCTCTTGCGAAATTTATAAATGACAAATATACACAAGAGGGTCATCTGGGTGGTCTCGTAATATCAGGCGACCCAGCAGGTAAATCAAGATCAACCCAGACTGAAGATGGCACGAACAACTATACCATCATTATGTCTTTCCTCAATAAGGATATGTTCAGGCCAACACTCAAGCTCTTTGAAAAGCAACCGGCATTGGTTACCAGACTGGAGTTCGTCAATGAGATGTTTCGAGGTTATGATGGCTGGGAAATCCTCATTGATCTTAAATGCAGGAAGCTGACCGAGGACCTGGTTTACCAGAAGAAGAATGAGGATGGAACCAAGGAGAAGAAAAAGGTAGCTGATGACAATGGGCGTAAGAGTGAGAAATACGGACACCTCTCAGACAACCTCGATTATGGACTAACGTATTTCTGCGGTAAGCTGTATTCCAAGTACAAGTCCCATGTCTCGTCTCCAGTCGTAACCGTTCCAGACGGTGTTTCAGTATATGATGTTCAGAACTCCTGGGACTACTGATTAGCTATTTTATTAAAAACGGAAATATATGAAATACAGACGCTTTTTGACGGATTCCGATTACCTGTCCACCATGACTGAGGTGGGCATGAAACAGCTTATCCGTGACAGACATGACCGCGTTATACAGGCTGAGGAATCGGCTGAGCTTGCGATAACTGACTATCTCCACCAGCACTATCTCATAGAGGAGACTCTTCTGGTTGGCAAGAAGATCGCACAGTACAACAAGCAGATAACATACCCGCCTGACGTGTTCTTCACATGGATTGATGAAAGGGGAGAGGAGAAGATCTACCGCACCCTCACCAGCATCAATGCACTCAAGCGCCCGGATCTCCGTACATTCTGGAGAGAGATGGATTCGTTTGAGGAGATTGGCGACCTTGATCTTATTCCAAACTACTCCCAGATGATAACCTGGAAGGCAGGGCAGAAGGTCAAGTACAATAACTCGGTCTGGGAATGTGTTACTGGAAACGGCATAGATTTCGACAACATACAGATCCCAGGTGTCGTAGCCTGGAGAGTGCTGGAGGTCTATGATTGGTCTGCTAATCTTTCATACAATATCTATGATGTCGTAAGGTACAAGAACGAGTATTTCATGCTTCTTCCTACCGCTGATCCTGAGACGATGGATAAGTCGGTAAGTCCTCTCAGATCAGATGACTGGGGACAGATTGGCGACTATGTTGAGGATTACCAGTATGAGGTTAGTGACCATGAGTATGTGGTTTACAATGACAATGTATTCTATCCGGTAATGCCTGTAAATGGTGAAGAGCCTCAGGTTGCGGTCAACGTCACTCCGGATGATCCGAGAAACCTCAACCTGGTTAAGCACATGACGAGAATAGCTACCTATGAGCTCCACAAACTCATATCTCCAGCCAACATCTCAAATGTGCGCATAAACGACTACAACGACTCAATCCAGTGGCTCAGGGATGCGCAGAAGTTCAGGCTGGATCCCAAGATACCAAGACGCATAGATGAGGACGAGAAGTATCCTTATACTGGAAGCGTTGTGGTTGATTTCGTGAGACAGCTTGATCCAGGAAACATGAACTGGTATGTATAATAATAAGAACGTGCGCGTACATTATATATAATATATATGGCAGATTACCATTTTCTGAAGCCATTCATTCTAAGCTGGGAAGGAGGCTTTGCAATACTAAAAGGAGATCGTGGTGGCGCAACGAACAAAGGCGTAACGATAGCCACATTCAGATCTTTCTTCGGTAAGAACAAGACCGTAGAAGACCTGAAGAATATAACGGATGCCCAGTGGGATACCATATTCTTACAGGGATTCTGGAACAAATGGCTTGCTGACCAGATCGAGGACCAGTCCATAGCGAACCTACTTGTGGACTGGGTATACAATAGCGGTAAGTGGGGTATCATCCATCCCCAGCGTGTACTTGGAGTTAAGGATGACGGCATAGTAGGACCCAGGACCATCGGAGCAATCAACGGATATCCTGACCAGAAGGAACTGTTCGAAAAGCTCTGGAAGTCACGCCAGGACTACTACAAGAGGATAGCTAAGGGCGAGCAGGCCAGATTCCTCAATGGATGGCTGAGACGCTTGAACTGCATCCGCTACGGCTATCTTGTACTCAATAACAAGGCCGCTGACAAGATCTATTTCTGATGTGTAACGACCAGTACTACATTTACCTGTGGAACCGGGAAGGACCTCCAGGCTGCTTCAGGAACATGATGATTCTTATTCTGATTCTATTATACATTCTGTGGTAACTGAGATCTTTTAGTTAAAGTGATTTCTTTTTTGGCCATGAGGTGCCCTATCCGAGATGGACTGGGCATCTTTTTGTATCAGAAATCAACAGCACCCAGCACCATGTCCCTGGAAGTAACGTCTCCCTGGTTGTTGTAGTAGATCGACTCGCAGTTCTTCACTGACGTACCGGCCAGGTTAGCCACATAGATGATCGGAACCCCTTTACTTATATAATGCGTGATCCCGGTATGCCTGAATACATAGTTATGCAGGTTGAAAGGGCAGCCTATGATCGGACCAATCTTCTTCAGCCACAGATTACTGCGCTGGACGAACTTATTGATGTCCTGGTTGGTATTCTTGTATCTGCTCGTCTTCTCATCGTTTCGTATTGGAAATATATAGCCGTCCCTGCTCTTCTTCTTCCAGCGCTTCATGATCTCCTTCATGATAGGATTAATGGGAACGCTACAGTCAGTGCTCTGCTTACCGGCTATCTTACGTCTCTTGAAAACGAAATGATCCACACCGTTAATAGTCTGGATATCATCGTACCTGAGGCATATAGCATCACAAGGCGACTGGCATGTGAACAGGATGAACACACAGAAGTCATGATAGAGCTGGGATCTCCAGGTATAGTTGACGTTCCTGGGATTTGTGGGCAGATCGGATTTCTTGAGCTCGATGAAACGCTTGCACTGCTCATTGGTCAGTGTCTGGTATTTGTGGGCAGACTCCTTGTTCTTCTTCGGCCACCTCACACCCTTCAGTCTGGTCATATCAAACATTCCCATCTTGTCTCCCCAGTTGAGGGCAGCCTTCAGGCACTGGGACACGTAGTTGCTGCGACCAGCGTTTCCATTGGCCTCCATGTCCTCAAACATGTCATTCACCAGGTCAACCGTAAGGTCTGCCAGGAGGATGTCATAGTAGTTCTGGTGAAGTCTGGTGAAGTACTCCTTCATGCGCTTCACTGTCTTCTCATAGATCGCATAGGTCCCTTTCATGCTGCCGTCCTTATGCTTCTCCATCTTCTTCTCAACGATCATCCTGGACATCAGCCAGTTCAACGTGTCCTTCCTTTCCTCGTTCTCCTTTGGACGAGCTGCAAGCATCAGGCCAGTCACAGAGCCTTCCCAGTTCCTTGCAAGGAGATCGTACGGCTTCCGGATCTCCTCCAGGATCCTGTTGTTCTCCTCATACATGGGAGCTGATGGTTTGAAACATTGCTTCTTCTGGTTCCAGTGCTTCCTGGAAAAAGAACCTCTTAGATACCTGGTGACGCATACATACCTTGTCTCACCTGTTTTGTAAAGTCTTAGTCTTAAATTAAAGCCTTTACCGAAATGCTGAAAACTTACACTTACCATAATCACAGAATTTTGCTGTTAATCAACTACTTACGCATACTTTGCACCCCTGTTTGATACAGTTTTGTGCATGAAATGTGCATTTTCGTCATTTTTACACTGGAATTATGCCAAACTCTGGATGTTGTGATACAAATTTTTCCAGAGACCGCCTTGTGTGTAAGTGGCTGTTTTTCAATTAATTATAACTACTTTTCAGTGCCCTTTTGTGCTACTAAAAATTTGTTAAATTAAGTCGGGTGAGGGATTCGAACCCCCGGAACACGGTGAAATGTGTTCACCTGATTTCGAGTCAGGCGCTTTCGACCACTCTGCCAACCTTCCAAACAGCCCTTCCGAAAATGTTAAAATGCACAAGTTATGCACATTTCCCATAATAGGGGGTCATTTTTGCGCCAGCAAAATTAATAAATATTTTTGTACTCGCAAAATACTGTGTATTAAAGTGTTTTAAGAGTTTTTAAAATTTCTTATGCTACTTGTTTTTAGTGCCCCAAAAATAGTAACATTTCTGAACTGAAAAAGGATCCCAGCCCCGAAATAGGGGGTCGGAATCCACGAGGTAATTTTCGTACTACGACCATTTAATGTAGCCTGCATCTTCACAGGCGCTGGAACGGAATCTTGCTATACGTGACCCTGGGCAGAATCGAACTGCCAGCTGTCAAGAAAACCAAAATTGAAAAATACGTACAGCTCCTTTCAGGGTCATAAAAAAACAGGTTATCCTCACGGACCACCTGCTAACAAAGAAAATTAATACCATGAAAAACTATAATAACTCTTTTAATGCGAAAACATATTGTCAACATTTAAGTGTAAAACGATGGGAGCTTCACAGCGGCCATTGTCTATAATACAATAATCCTAATTAACTAATTTTTTCAAAATGAGTATAGTCAAGAGCCTCGCCAGGCAAAAACAAAAAATTGTGCAATCTAATATTAAGATAAACCATAAACCTATAAAACTATTAAAACCTTTCATCCGATGATCATGAAGTGCTTGTAGAACTTTGCGCGCTTCCTGATTACAACCTGGGCGCGATCCTTCTCCAGGACGTAGTACCCAGCCAGGTTCATCCTGTACTGCTCGCCCTTCTTGAATTCACACACCCTTCCATCCCTTGCCGTCTCTGTCAGATCCAATATGCATTTAACTGTCATTTCTTTCCGTTTTTATTTAAAATAGCTGGTGGTATGTACCAATCGGTCACAAAATCACAGCCTTGGTCCGACCTTGTATCATCGCTTTTCATTTGCCCCTCCTTTTTTATACGTATAACTGCCCCAAATCTTATAGATCTCACACCTCAGCTGCCCGCACTGGCGCTCGTCGGTGCCTGTCTCCAGGAAGTACTGGGTAAGCCATCCACGCACCTTCTTCTTGGACACCAGCGCCTCCTCAGGTATGAGTCCGAAGATCCTCTCTGCGTCCTTGATGTCGTACTGGCGGTTCAGGATCCTGTCTATCTTCATCCTCTTCCCTGCGCTCACGCTCTTCTTGTAGTCGCTGATCAGCTCCTCGGTATGGTGGTCGTAGGAATCCTTGTGCCTCTTGTGCGTAATATGCCATCCACAGCAGGAAGGGCAGTAGTAGGCGCGCATCGAGTCCGCACCGTACTCCATCCCTTCCGAGTTCCATTTGATGTGGTCCAGCGCCTTCCTCTCGCTCTCGAAAAGCATCTTGGGCTTCCGGCAGTCCGGACACATCACCCTGTTCTTAGTCGGTTTCATTTCTTCTTGAAGGTGTTTGTTATATCCTCAAAGACACTGGAGATGCACGCCACCACCAGGGTGAGGCATAGGAACATACCCAGCCAGTGCCAGAAATTACCGAAGAAGAACTCACACAAAAACTTAACCGTCTCCATATCAGTCCTCGATCTTGTTACCCTCAGCAGCCAGAGTATCGGCGATCAGGTCAACAACGTCCTGGATGGTACGTGTTGCCTCTGCTCTCTGGTCATCGATCAATAAGTGGAACTCATGCTCCAGCTCCATGATAAGCTCAACGCAGTCTAGTGAGTCCGCGCCAAGATCCTGTACGAAATCGGTTTCCGACTTGATGACATCTGGATCTACGCCCAGCTTGTCGTTGAAGACCTCGATCACTGTTTTCTCGATCTCCTTCTTTGAATAAATCTTACATGCCATAATAATTAAGTTTAATGTTTGGTGTAAATCTTTCTACTTGCTGCGCCTGCAGAACTGACGCACCACCTTCTTAGGCTTCACCTGGTTCTTTCCAGGCTTGTTCTTGCCCTGGAAGTTCTTGATGGGCTCATCTTGAGCAAGCATCATTCTTGGAATTTTCGTCATAGCTCTCAGTGTTTAGTTGGAGGTTTTTGCCTCCTCATCATTAACCTTGTTTAATCTCTGCCACAGGTTCAATGCTCCCAGAGCGATAAGTGTGGCGCCGAACACGAACTGGATGCTGTCGTTAGTCCTTGCGTAGTCCACCAGCGCACCCACACCGGCAGAGCAGACAAACCCGTCAACGAATACGCTGACAATGATTCTTTTTACCATTTTGATTTCCATAACTCTTTACTGTTTATTTGTTGATTAAATGCTGTCTATCAGTTTCTCGAAGTCACTGGCTGCATGGCACACGGCATTTGTGGCCGTTCCCAGTACACGTCCGTTGATGGTGTCCGATGTCCAGTGATACCTTGCTATAGTCCTGTTGATGGCGAACTGGTTTGCTCTCCTTAGGATGATGTCTGCCTTGTCGGGGAACACCTCCATTAGGATCATAGCGCCACCCATGATACCTGATGAATGACCGCTGGGATATGAGTTCGCCCACAGGTTTCTCTTCTGCAGGTTCTCATAGTCCTTAGCTGACTTTACCTGGTCGGGATGCGTCCAGTTGCCATTGTGGTCATAGTATCCGGTAGGACAACCATCACCGTCCTCGATGCTAAAGTTGGCCAGTACGTTCCTCCTGTCATCGCTGTTGTCGTTCTTGGTTGCCTCGTATGTCCATGAACATCCAGGTCTCAGCCTTCCGTACTGCTTGGGATTGACTGTTGCGCTCTGGAGGATACCCCTTGAGCTGCTGGCTGCCCACAATACCTCCATCACCAGGTATGCGAGGTTGCTGTCAGGATCTATGGTCATCCCTATGGTGGACATGCCGAACACCGGATCGAAGTGGAAGCCGCCAACTGTCTTTCCAGTACCGAAGAGGTGCTGCTGGTCAGCTTCCTTGTCTGCGATTGCCTGTACGGTGTCCTGGTAGAGATCGTTGCCGTTGCTGAGATTGTAGCTCTTGACCACCATCTCATGGATTTTCCTGTCGGTCATGAGGTTCTTGTATTCATCCCTTTCCTCTCCAGGATACGTGTTGTCAGGCCTCTTGTTGTAGTCGATGGCATACGGTCCTGGAGCTGTGGGCATGAACTCACGGAAGTCAGTGAAGAAGTCGTTAGGCTCAACCTTCCCCCTGTCACCGGATCTGAGCGTGTGGAGATCCTGGGAATACCTGAAGCCCTGAACCTCACCTCTCATCCTCTCAATGTCAGGAAGTATCCGTCCTCTCATGGCTGCATAGATGGCGCCCGCACAGATACGCATGACATTGGGGTCATACTGGAACTGGTAGCCATAGATATCCGAATACCTGTCATAGCCTCCCATCTCATATCCGATCTTCAGGATCTTTGTCCTGGCAAGCGGGCTGAGCTCTGCGAATACAAGTGCGAACAGCCAGCCTATGAGAGTGTCAAAGGCCTTCTGCTCGTCTCCTTTATTGCCATAGAAATTATAGATGTTGGGGAAGTTCTGCTCTGCGATGATGTATGGAAGCCTGCACTCAGGTTTGTGGTTGAACTGTGCCAATGCTTCTGACAACAACGCCTGGAGATACAAGTAGATCATGCTTCCAGGTGACACGTTAATGTAAGGAGCGAATTTTAATACGTAGCCCTCAAGCATGTCATCGATACTGGGCTCCTTCTCAGGCTCCTCTACTGGTTCTTCATGCTCAGCCGGAGTCTCAGGATCAACCACTGGCTCAGCAGGCTCAGGTTCTTTCTCCTGCTCTTCCTTGGGATCAGGCTCAGGTTCATGGTCGGCTGGTGATTCCTCCGGTTTCTGTTCTTCTTTCTGCTCATTGTCCTTCTTGTTCTTTTCGCGCTTCCTGTCGAAATATATCCAGCCAATGACGAAAGCTGCCATAACCGACGCGAAGCCTGTAGTGATGATAATTTCAGTTGTTGTCATAAGTCCTTTTTATTTAAATTAGCTTCGCAGTCGGTGTCGGCAGTCATTAATTTAATCATCAAAAAGCCTTTGTAATCACAGTGTTATTAATTTATTGATCACCCATTCCACACCAGCCTTAAATGAATCGCCATGAGAGATGACGTCTTGTTTAACGCCATTTGGTTTACCATTAATCATTTCCATATATAATGGAGAAAACGATGCCTTCGAGTCCCATTCGTTAGCGGCTTCATTAAGGCCTTCTCTTAGTTTACCCACTGAGAAATGAAAGCGTGATTTTGGAGCCGTCTTGTTTTGAAGCGACTTAAGCCAATCCTCACAGGTTACAGAGTTCTGCATGTCACCTTCATCCAGGCACCTATCAGACTTTTGGAACTCATTGATGAAATACAATGTTTCCTCAATCATCATGGCATCCTCTTTGGTCCACTCCTCATTGTCCTTGCTTTGGATCCATTTAATCCATTTTG